TGAAGCATAGATACCCAGAATATAAGACATTTGATGAAAAGAGAATGGCAGTTGAAGTAGATAATATTGCAACTGAAACGCAGACATTCTTAAATTCATTCTATGATATGTTGGCTGAAAGATTCTTCTTTATCCCAAAAGAGAAACATAGATTTGAAATTAAAAAGGAATTTATCAGTAAAGCAGGATTTTGGGTAGCAAAGAAAAGATACGCACAATGGATGGTATTAAAGAATGGTATTCCTTGTGATAAGTTGGATGTAAAAGGATTGGATGTAGTTCGTTCGTCGTTTCCAAAAGCATTTCAGGACCAAATGAGTGGTATGTTAAAAGATATTCTAATGGGTAAGGATAATGAGTATGTTGATAAGAAGTTATTAGAATTCAAAGCAAATATGATTAATCTACCTGTTAATAAGATAGCGAAGGGTGGGGCAATTAAAGAATTGAGTAAGTATGATAATGGCACTTGGAGAAAAGATAGTGGATTATCGATTGCTAGATTTGAGAAAGGAACACCTGCGCATGTTAAAGCAGGAATTACTTACAACAGATTATTAAAATTCTTTAATTGTGCATTTAAACATGAGCCTATTCGTGATGGTGATAAAGTAAAGTGGGTGTATCTTAAAACAAATCCACTTGGACTAGATACATTGGCATTTAAAGATTACAATGACCCAAAGGATATTATGGACTTCATTGAAAGATATGTGGATAGAGATGGTATCTATGCAGCAGAATTGGAAAATAAAGTTGATGATTTTTACAAAGCATTAAAGTGGGAAAAAGCATCAGTAGAAGCAAATACAGCAAAAAAGTTTTTCGTATTTTAATCGAAAAATTTCTTTGATTTGTAAAATATTTTTCGTATATTAGTTAATAAAATAAAATAGTAAAAGTTATGAACAAACAAAGTTTATTAAGATTTATTCAGAAGTATTCCTTGGGAGGACTTATTGAATCTGTGGCTTGGAACGCAGAAGGAAACAAATTATCTGTAAGATTTATTTCAGATGATAAAACCCTATTAGGTGAGGTTGAATTTAATGCATTTACCTCTACTCCATTTAATATTGGAATTTATACAACTTCGTTATTGAAAAATATGGTTGGGGTATTGGATAGCGATATTGCACTCAAAGTGGAAAAATCCGGCGATAGAGCAATCACATTGAAATTAGCTTCCGATGAAACGGAAACATCTTATCAGTTGGCTGATTTGGGAGTTATCCCAGCGGTGCCAGATTTAAAGAAATTGCCTGAATTTGGAATTTCTATTGAAATGGCATCTACTATGATTGATAAATTTATCAAAGCAAAGGGAGCGTTATCTGATATAGATACATTTACCATATTTACAGAGGCAGGGGATTTGAAGATGGCTATCGGGTATTCATCTATATCCACTAACAGAGTAACATTCACATGCGAAAAGGGATTTAAGGAAGAAGTTAAACCCATTTCATTTTCAGCTAAGTATCTTAAAGAAATTCTTACTTCAAATAAAGAAGCAACATCGGCTAAACTAAAAGTATCAGCAGATGGATTGGCTCACATTGAGTTTATCATTGATGAATTTATTTGTAAATACTATTTAGTAGAAATTTCAAACTAAAAAAATGGCAAATAACTCACAACAATTGGAACTATTTCCAATGGAGATGCCGGATTCAAAAAATGATACCGAACTTTCTGTATCTGGTGAAATTAAGGAAACTGAATGGTGTTTTCAATTTTTCGATAATGAGCCGGTAGTGTTTGGGTGGTCTGATGTGAATGATAGTGGCGGCCCATTAGTAATTAAATTGCAACCAAACACAAATGAATTACTTACTTTTAAACAAAATGGTATGGAATTTAAACTATTTCCTAGAGAAATGACTGAAACAACATATCAAAAAAGAGCTGAAGCGAATGAAAATAAATATAAAAAAGATTAATCCCAACGCAGCAACCCCCACTTATGCAAAAGTGGGGGATGCTGGAATGGACTTAGTAGCAACTAAAATTATATCCAATGGAACATTCGATGTTACCTATGGAACGGGGTTAGCAATGGAGATTCCTGAAGGATTTGTAGGACTGGTATTCCCCCGTTCATCAATCAGAAATACGGAACTTACATTGAGTAATTCAGTTGGAGTAATCGATAGTGGGTATCGAGGAGAAATCCAAGCTACATTTAAAAAAACAAATGGATTGGATTCCATTGCATATCGAGTAGGTGATAGGATTTGTCAAATTATGATTATCCCACACCCAACGATTGAATTTGAAGAAGTAAATGAATTAAATAACACCGAAAGAGGCGAAGGCGGATTCGGTTCAACCGGAAAATAATACAATATGAGCTTTTTTGCAAATGATATTAATAAAAGAGAGCATAGTTTGTGGGTGGAGAAATACCGTCCGCAAACGCTTGCTGATTATGTTGGCAATGAAACCATTAAAGAAACTATTCAACAATATTTGGATAACAATGATATTCCACATTTATTGTTTTATGGCAAAGCGGGTACAGGTAAAACTACATTAGCAAAGTTAATCGTAAACACAATCAAATGTGACCATATGATTATCAACGCATCCGATGAAAATAATGTGGATACCGTAAGAAACAAAGTAAAAAACTTTGCATCTTCAGTTGGATTCGCCGGATTTAAGGTTGTAATTTTGGATGAGTTCGATTATATGACTCCCAATGCACAGGCAATCCTTCGTAACTTAATGGAAACATTTTCTAAACATTGTAGATTCATTTTGACTTGTAACTATATTGAGAAGATTATTGACCCGATTCAAAGTAGATGTCAATCGTTTGCAATTACACCTCCAACCAAAAAGGATGTAGCAATACAGGTTGCTAAAATTTTGGATACAGAAGGTATTAAATATGATTTAAAAAATGTAGCTGATATAATTAGTTCATATTATCCAGATATCCGTAGGGTTCTAAACACTTGCCAACTTCAATCGGTTAAAGGTGAGTTAAAAGTAGACCATGCTATTATGGCTGAATCGAATTTCCAAACTAAGTTGATTGATTTACTTAAATCTAAAAACGATAAGCGTAATTTGTTTCTATTGATTAGACAAGCTGTAGCCGATAATAAACTAAATGATTACTCAGAAATGTATTCTATACTGTATGATAAAGTAGATGAATATGCGGCTGGAAATACCGCAAACGTAATACTTATAATCGCAGATGGGTTATCCAAAGATGCATTGGTAGTAGATAAGGAAATAGTTTATATGAGCACAATTATTCAAATTTTAAATATTATAAAATGATAAATGAAGCAAGTAATCAAGCCAATATAGATTTAAGAGATACTAGAGATATAGTTTGCGAATGTGGTAATTTAATTTTTATGCTAGGATATCGATTTAGAAAGGCTTCGAGGTTATTAATTGGCGGAGATAGAGATACGATTATGCCATTTGAAGTTCCATTGTGTACAAATTGTGGAAAACCGTTACAAGAGTTTTTACCTGAAGAATAGACAACATCAAATGAAGTGAAGTAATGGCAGCTAAAAAGTTATTCGATCATCTTAACGCAATCACAGCCGAGCAGGATCCAAATTATTTTAATACGCTAACCGACGAGGATTTGAAGTCTTGGAGCAATTTTATGATTAATCGATTTCTATCTATGAAAACAGAATGGGTTGAATTGATTGCATCATTATTACCACTAACCCAGACTCTTAACCCAAAGGAGATGTATAAACTATATATTAGTGTATTACCGAAGGGTAAGCAGTATCTAAAATATACAAAAGGGAAAGCTCAGGATAAATATGAGGAATTCTTAATCAATCTTATTAAACGAGATTTCGAAGTACCCGAATCGCACGCATTGGAATATATTGATATCCTATACTCTACCCGCGAGGGTAGAGAAAATATTAAATATATTTGCGAAAAATACGGTATAGATAAGAAAGAAATTGCTAAACTAAAATTAAAGATATAATTTATACAATCTAAAATAATATGAAGATTTATTTGGATAATTCAAAATATTTTTGTATATTTGTATGAATAAAACAGTTATGGCTAAAGTTTCCTTTTCTCAGTATAGTATGTGGAGTAGTTGCCAACATCAGTATAAATTAGCGTATATTGATGATTTAAGGCAGTCATCCTCTAATATACACTTAATATTCGGTTCAGCTATACATGAAACACTTCAAGAATATCTATCCAAGTGTCTTACGGTATCAAAAGCATCTGCTGATAAAACTATGGATATCAAAGAATTTCTCAAAGAAAAAATGAGGGAATTATTTGTTAAAGAATCCGAAAAAAGCGGAGCAGTATGTACTAAAGAGCAATTGGTAGAATTTTTGGAAGATGGGTATCTGATATTAGACTACTTTCAGAAATCTAAAAATTTCAACAATTTCTTTTCACTAAAAGATGATGAATTAATATCAATCGAATTTGAAATTAATGAACAGATTACTGAAAATGTTAACTTTATAGGATTTGTGGATTTTATTGTAAAAAGCAAGAAAACCGGCAGATATCGTATTATAGACTTTAAAACAGCAACTAAAGGTTGGAGTAAGTATCAGAAATCAGACCCAATTAAAAATTCGCAAATATTGTTATATAAGAAATTTTATTCGAAGATAATTGGAATATCGGAGGATATGATTGATGTAGAATTTATTATCTTAAAAAGAAAGGTATCAAGCAATACGGATTTTAATATTCCTCGTATCAGTAGGCACATTCCTGCAAACGGAAAACCATCCATAAATAAAGCATGGAAATCGTTTAGTGAATTTGTAGAATCCGTATTCAATGTAGATGGTTCGTATAACACAGAGAGACTATATCCAAAAAATCCAACAAAATTATGTGATTGGTGCGACTTTAAAGCGAGAGGTATATGTGATGGAATTTAAATTTAATATATATAATATATAGATTAGTTAATATTAAAGTGGTTTAGCTAAAAATTTTAATAAATATTTAAAAAGTTATGACAAAAAAGAAAATACTATTACTATCCGATGATCTGAGAATGGCTAGTGGTATAGCCAATATGTCTAAGCAATTGGTATTAGGAACTGTAGACAAATACGATTGGGTTCAACTTGGAGCAGCAATAAAACATCCGGAGGCAGGTAAAATATTCGATTTGAATGATGATGTTAGGAAGCAAACCGGAGTCAGCGATGCTAGCGTAAAAGTATATCCATTCGATGGATACGGTAATGCTGATATGATACGGCAATTATTGATGGTTGAAAGACCCGATGCTATCCTACATTTCACAGACCCAAGATATTGGATTTGGTTATATGAGATAGAACATGAGATAAGACAATCTGTTCCATTATTCTTTTACCACATATGGGATGATTTACCTGACCCAAAGTATAATAGAGATTACTACGAAAGTTGTGATTGGATTGGGTGTATATCTAAACAAACATATGGTATCACCAAACGAGTTTGGGGGTGGAATAAGGAAAAACATTGGAAAACTCCAGAGAATTGGCAGGTAAGCTATGTACCGCATGGTATCCGCTCTGACATATATAAGCCAGTAGAAGTTCCTAATGAATTTAAGGAATCCATATTTGGAAAAAAAGAATATGAATTCGTATTATATTGGACAAACCGTAATATTAGAAGAAAGCAGCCAATTGATGTAATGTTAGCATTCAATACTTTCAGAGAATCCTTACCTGAAGAAAAGCGTGATAAAGTTGTATTAGTTATGAAAACTAATCCGGTTGAGGAGCATGGTACTGATTTACCAAAAACAGCAGAACACCTTATGCCGGATGCCAATATTATATTCGTTGATAAAAAACTCAATGAAACGGAATTGAATTATTTATATAATTTGGCAGATGTAACAATTATGCTATCATCTAATGAGGGATTTGGATTAGGAACGGCTGAATCCATAATGGCAGGAACGCCGATTATAACTACGGTTACGGGTGGATTACAAGACCAGTGTGGTTTTAGGGATATCAAAACTGGCAAACTATTAACCGCAGACGATTATGTTGAGATTGGTTCACTACACTCCAAATACAAAAAAGATTCTGTTAGTTGGGGAGAATGGGTTAAACCAATATGGCCAGTTAGGTCAACAACGGGCTCAGTTCCAACTCCGTATATCTTCGATGATAGAATAGATTTTGAAGATGTAGCACCTTTGATTATGGATTGGTATAACACCCCAAAGATAGCAAGAAATTTATTGGGTAAAAAAGGTAGAGAGTGGATGATTGGCGATGGTATGTTGAGCAATGAAGCAATGTGTAAAACATTAGTAGATGGTATGGAAGGAGCATTTGAAAATTGGAAACCTAAGCAAAAATTTAAATTAATAGAAATATAATATGAAGCCAACTTTAGTATTTCAGGCACCTGTAGCAACTCGCAGCGGATACGGGGACCACTCGAGGGATTTATTACAATCCCTATATAAGTTGAATAAATTTGAAATAAAAATTATTAGTACCAGATGGGGGCAAACCCCAATGGATGCACTTGATTACAGTAATCCATTCCACAAATGGGTAGTGGATAACATTATACCAAGCATCGGTCAAAAGCCCGATGTGTATATGCAAATGACAGTTCCAAACGAATTCCAACCATTGGGTGCTTATAATGTGGGAATAACCGCTGGTATAGAAACTACACATTGTGCGTTGGAATGGATTAATGGCTGTAACCGAATGGATTTAATAATCGTTCCATCGGAACATTCTAAAAGAACATTAGTAGATACAATTTATAGTGAACAGGATAAACAGACGGGAAGGGTTGTAGCACAGCATAGGATTGAGAAACCAGTAGAAATACTGTTTGAGGGATTCGATGAAATTGATTTTGTAAATGAAACCCCCATAACCATTACAGAATTGGATTCGGTTAAGGAAGAATTTGCATTCTTATTCGTAGGACATTGGTTAAGCGGTGATTTGGGCGAGGATAGGAAGAATGTCGGAATGATGATAAAAGCATTTGCTATAGCATTTAAGAACTCAAAAATAAAGCCAGCATTGATATTAAAAACATCTACAGCAGGATTTTCAATATTAGATAGAGAACGGTTGATATCAAAGATTCGTGAAACATTGGGGTCTGATTATAGTAAAGTTCCTGTTTATTTGCTACATGGTGATTTAACACAATCTCAAATGAATGGGCTATATCATCATCCGAAAGTAAAAGCAATGTTAAATTTTACAAAAGGAGAGGGGTTTGGTAGACCGTTATTGGAGTTTAGCTTAACAGGCAAACCTGTAATTGTTTCAAATTGGAGTGGTCATTTGGATTTTTTAAAAAATGGAGCAGTTTTATTAGAAGGTGATTTGAAAGAAGTGCACGCATCTGCTGCTAATGATTTTTTACTGAAAGAATCTAAATGGTTCAATGTAAATATTTCAAAATCAATCCCAATTATACAGGATGTTTATACAAATTATGCTAATTATAAGAAAAATTCATTAAAGTTAGGTAAGTATAATAGAGAAAATTTCAGTTTAGAAAAAATGACTAATTATTTTGATATAATTTTAAACCAATATGGTATATATAATAGTAAACAGCCTACGTTTCAACAGATAACTCTACCTAAACTAAAAATGATAAGTAAATAACATGAATTATAATCCAATATACCGTAACTTTATAGATGAACGAAATCTAGTCACTCCTAATAGGATGACTAGAGGTAAGTTCTATCTTATAAAAGAATATGAGTATGTGGATGGAGTTAAAGGTAAATTTACCGAAACTAATGCACCTATAATATATACATTATTTGTATCGGTGGCTAAGAATATTATACACTGCGTAAAAGTATCAAATGTTAATCCAAACCTAATTAAAAAATTTTTTGATAAATTCATAAACGAAGAAACTGAAAAATTACAAATGAAGGGAGGCGCTAAAAACATATATGCTAATATAGTCAGTAAAGTTCCAGTCAT